AGTCCGTGACGTCAGCAAGCGCGCTGATCTGGAACTGCGACGAGTCCTTAATGGAGCCGACGATGTACTGGTCGATGAAGTCCACGCTGGACAGGATGCCGACATCCGCGTCCGTGATTTCGCCAAACGTGGTCCCGTTCCAGTAGTATTTCTTCTCCGCGTCCCGCGCGACGATGACGGCTTCGATGCCGTTGTCGCTGATGTCCACGTACTCTGACCCCAGCACTTCGCCGCGATCGGTCGCCGTGCCGCCCTCAGTGACCGTGTAGAGCCGGTTGCCGCTGACGACGAGCAGCACGTCACCAAAGGTGTAAACGCCACGCACGGGCGACGTCGCCAGCGTTACGCGCGACGCAAAGCCTGGCCCGCCATAGAGCACCGGACGCCCTGCGGCGGCTTCCAGAAAGCAGTTCACCAGCGTCTTAGATGACGCGAACGTGCGGGCGCCGCGACCTTCGCCGCCGATGACCGCGATTTGTGTCCGCATCAGTAGTAGAGCGTCCGCAGCGTGTCGGTCTGCGCGTTCGGCTTCAGCGCAGCGATCATAGCCAAACCCGGCTCAAGCTTGGCCTCGTGGCCCTGACCCATCTTGCGCACCGAGCCGCACAGGAGCGCGGCCATCACCATCGTCATGCCGCCGACAACCTGATCCGGGATGGCGTTGTCAGGCCACCAGAACAGGCCAAGCTCTCTGTAATGGGCGTTCCAGTGGTTAATGCGCGCTTCCAGGCGGGCGGAAAGCTCGTCCGAAAGCTCCTCATCGACGGCCTTAAGCCCTAGGTCCTCTGCGACGAGATCGCGGAGTGTTGCCGTGGTCGTGGTCATGCTGGCGGACTCAGGGCTTGCGCTTGGCGCACAAGATCAAGCTGCACAGCAAGGCGCTCAGCGTCGCCATTCTCTAAGGCTTCCGTCTCCATTGACGCCAACAGCAAGGCGCTTACGGCTGCGTCTATTGCATCATCGCAGGGGCGTCTCATGCGCGGGCTCGCAGGGTCACGGTGTAGCCTTCCAGCGTGACCGTATCGCCAGCGCTGGCAAGCTGACCCGAGATAACGAGATCAACCGCGTTGGCCGTGTTGACGGCGCTTGTGATGGCAGCGTTGCCGTTGCCACCCCAGCCGCCAGAAAGAATGCCGACGCTATAGCCGCCGACTTGAGAGCTTGCGCTGTTGCGGTTTGCGATGAGGCGACTGTCGCGGGCGCTGACGGTGGTGGTGACGTTGTTCACCAAATACTCGGTCCCGCTCACGCCGCCGAAGCGAACGCGCAACGTCTTTAAATTGGCGTTGTTCGTGTAGCTGAACACCGTATCGACTTCGATCGAGCCATTGGCGCCCATCGCGCCGGCAGGGATTGAGATTGTCGCCAGCGCCACCTCTGCCGTGCTCCCGGTGTGAGAGACGGCCGCGTATGATTGCGCCAAGACATAAGGGACGCTGAGGTTTAGCGCCGCCGCGCGGTTCGTGCTGGCCCCGGTCCCGCCGTCCGCAATGGCAAGGTCAGTGATGCCGGTGACAGAGCCGCCCGTAATGGCCGCAGCGCTGGCAAGCTGGCCCGCCAGCGTCGTGACCCACGCCGAGCCGGTCCATGACTGCGTGATGTCGGTGTCCTTGACGTAAGCCTCAAAGCCTTCGCTCGGGACAATTTCGACCCAGCGCCCGCCGCGATACTGCGCGATCGAGCCGTTGGCGAACGTGCTCCATGATGCACCCGTCTTGCCGCTCGGGATGATGTAGGTGTCTTCGGCTGTTGGGCTTCCAGGCTGTGCGGTCGTGGTGGCGCTAATGACTTCGCGGCGCGAGGCCGCATCCGTCTTGCGATACTTGAACTGGCCGAACTCTTGGCCAGCGTCCGTGAAGCCGTCGATACCGAAGATGTCGGGCGGATTGCACGCGCCGTCATAGGACGGGTCCGCCGCATCGCCAAAGTGGCCGCAGACCACGAACACGCCGCGTTCAATGCCGTCGCCGCCGTCAGGATCCCAAGTGTTGTCCGTGTTATCGACCCACACGCCGCCGACGTGGTGGCATCCGCTCAAGCGAACGGACTGCGGGAACCTGAAGGCGTTGCCGCTGCCGCTTGGCGGTTTCACCAGAATGCCATTGCCGCGCCGCTCACCGCTTACATAAGTGAAGCAGCCGTCAAAGCTGATGTTGTCGGTAAAGCGCAGTAGGACGCACGTCGAAGTCGTTGCCGTCGGCACTCGGTTGAACGATGTCCAGCTTGTTGCGTTGGTGTCGTCGCTGACACCAAAGAAGCAATTATCAAAGCGCGATGTGGCCACGTCGAGGCCGTTGTTAAACGCATCCTCGCCAACTTGGAGGGCGACGCAGCTAAGCGCGCCGGTCGTCGAAATGTAGAGTTGGTGCGCGACGTTGCCGCCCGCGCCGATGAAAATGTCTGCCGCGTCATAGTGGGCGCCGAACTTAGCGCCGATGCCGCCCGCCTGCGGAAAGAGCACGCCGCAGGTTTCGATGCGCGACCAGAAGGTGTGCTTGAGGTCCCAAATCGTTTGAACGCGGCGCGTGGCGTTGAAGACGAGGTTCTCAAGGCGAATGCGCGCGACCTTGACGTAGAGCATGCGCGTTGCAACGCTCGCGCTGAAATACTCAATCGCCGTGCCTTGCTCGATGGTGCCAGCGAGCAGATCGAAGGTGCTGCCGATCTCGCCGATAAGCTCCATGTTCTGCGACGTGGAGGGGGCCGACGCATCGCCATCGCCGAGGATGAGGCCGCTCGTGCCGGAGTAGAGGTAGGTGCCGTGCGGGAAATAGAGCGACTGCCCGCGCGCGTTCAGTGCAGCGATTGCCGCGTCAATCGCGGTCGTATCGTCCGTGCCGATCTTCACGATGGCGGCGGCGCTGCTGAAGGTCGTGCCGGGGGCAGCGAACAGCGTCACTGTCGTGGCATTGGTAAAGCCTGTGATTTGAGTCCGCAGCGGCGCGCTACCGCCTGCGGCGTACTCAATCCAGATGGTCTTGCCGACATCAGCGGCTGTGAATGTCGCGCCAGCGCAAACCAGCGTGAACACCCCGCTAGTGACGTTCACACCCTTATAGATGCGCCCGTCACCTTGTGCGCCGAAATCCTTTACGCTGAGCATGTCGCCAAAGCGCGCCGCCAGCGTGCGCTCGGCTGTGGAGCCGGTCGCCGTGACTTCGATTGTGTCGCCGTCCGTCTCTAGGCCGGTGACATCGCTAAGCAGCGCGACAGGCAGACCGCCCACGGTGCTCCCGTCACCAATGTGCGGGCGTTCGGTGTCTGTGTTCTGCGCCAGCTCGCCAGTTTTCAGCGCACGCGCAGCCAGCGCAGCAGTTGTGCCGCGCGCTACTCTCAACGGGTTAGTCGTCATACGAAGCTGCCGTAATCGCCAGAGCGCCCCAGAACCGCACGCACCGAAGCGCCAGCGATCTCAAGGTGCAGTTGCCGCATCTCGCCTGTGCTCAGCATCACGTCGTAACGGATGCGATCACCGGCTTGGAAGTTGGAAAGCTCAGCCGTGAATGTGGCCGAGGAAATCGACGGCTCAGTCGTCTCGATGCCGTCCGCGTCATAGTTGATGGTGTTGATCGTGCTCGGAAACGAGGCCGTGATGTCCACAATCTCGTTATCGTTCGCCTTGATCACCACCACGCCAGCGCGGGCATCGTAGCTGGACTGACCGTATGTCGAGTAACCGCCGCGGTTAAGCGCGTTCACGGTGACGCTCACTCGCCATCCTCCCAGCCGTCAGTCTCGATCTTGGGCGCCGCACGCTTAGCCGCGCGCGCACGCTTCGGGGCGGGCTTCGCAGGCGCGTCGTCCGTCTCGTAATGAGCGTTGTTGCGGTACTTGTCCTCCATGCCTTCCGGCACGTCGAACCATTCCTCGGACGGAGCCCTGGAGAGCGGTTTCCCGCTCTCCAGTTCCCGAGGATCGCCGATAAAGCGAGCCTTCATGTTAGGCGCTTGCGCCCAGTTCGACGGCCATGCCCAGCGTGAACGTACCCGCCGCTGCTGTGCCAGCAGCCGTAGCTGCGGTGAGCGTCAGGTAGTGCGGCACCGGGACCAATAAGCCCGCCCCTGCAAACAGGATCGCGCTCGTCAGCGTGCCAGCTTGGCCGATCGTGGAACCGTCAAGGAAACAGTCCACGTCGTCATAGGTCGTAACCGAAACACCAGCGACGCCCAGGTCGAGCGCCAGAGCCGGTGAGCCGTTCGTGTCCAAGTCCGTCGCCTTCGCGTAGAGGATGCCAAGGTAACGGGTATTGGCCGGCATGAGCGCGATGGCGGTGACGTAGCCAGAGGCCAGCATCGCAGTCGTGATCGCCTTCGAAAAGTGAATGTTCTGGACTGCTCCATACCCAAGGCCAGACGGCAGATCGCTGTGGCTGATGAGCGTGGAGTTGTCGATTGTGGGAAAAGCCATTGCTCGTGCTCCTTATGCGTCTGCAACGGCTGCGAAGTAGCCAGTGACCGTGCCGTGATCGACAAGGTCGCCGGTGTCGCTCGCTGACGACTTGCCGAATTGCATTTTCTTGCAGCCATAGATGCCGTCCACGGCGATGCCGTACTTGTCGCCATAGTCGAACTCCTTCGTGCGCGTGCGCCAACGCTTGCCATAAGCAACGCCGACAGCTTGAGCACCGAGGAGAACGCAGCGGCCCACGTCGATCGAACTGGCGCCAACACCCGTGAGCGTGTTGAAGTCGTCGATTTCCTTGACGATGATGTTGTCCCAGAGGATGTCGCCGCCTTCGAACAAGCGGCTGTTTTCCATCTGGAGCGACACTTCGCGCTGAGCCTGCGTGATGGTCGAGTCCGTGCGCAGATCGCGGAAGCAGAGCGGATGCGCGAACGCCACATAGTAGCGCTTGCCATTGCCCTGATCGCGAACCGGGCGAACCCGAGGCGAGCCGTCCGTGCGCTTAGCCAACGCCAGCCGCTTCATCACGGTCAGTGCGTTAGCGGTCAGCTTGTCGGCGGTGTTGTCGATGTTGGCGAGTGCGGCCGAGTGGTCGAGCGACGAGCCGTTCGAGCGCAGAGCGCCGAATTGCACGCGATCGACGTTATCGACCAACCACGCGTCCTTCTGCGACTCGCTGGCGTCGGCGTAGTTGACGCCGTTGATGCCCTCGAGCGCGTCGATGACCAGGTCTTTGGTGTGCTCCTTGGCCCAATCCATCAGGATTGCGCGGCCCGCTTCACGGAGGTCGATGGCGGATTTGATCTCCTCCATCTCCGGGATGCGAACGGCGTTGCGGTACTTCTCGATGTAGAGACGGAACGAGCGGGACGAGATGTCCTCTTCGTTACCTTCCAGCATGTTCGTGCCGGTGACCGCTTCGTTGGTCAGCTTGTTGACCAGAGCGAAGGTCAGCGAGTCGCCGGTGCCTTTGCTCAGGTTCTCCTTCACTTGGATCACCGACATTTCGTCAGTTCCCATGAGATCGGAGAAGCGGTTTTGTTGGAAGTACTCGGTGAAAAACTTATCGTCCCACTGCTGGGGCGTTAAGCCTGTTGCGGCTCTCGTATCAGCCATTGGTGTTTACTCCGAGCGCCGCCGCTATGCGGTCAGCGCTTTCGACGGTTCGGGGATTTCTCCGCGAGGATTGCACCCAGCGGCTTGGGGCCGGTGAAACGGCCGCCAGGGTCACGCGCAGGGTCTGCCGATCGCGAAGAGGCGAAAGACTTGGGAGCTGCTGGCTTTGGCTTGGGAGCGTCGAAGTCTGCGTCGTCCTCTTCGATGTCGCCGTCAGGCGGATCGATCGGGCCACGCTGCGCGGCTAGGCGCTTTGCGACTTCCTTTTCGATAAGAGTGTCGATGTCGTCATTGCCCAAGCGCTCGAACGTCGTGCGCTGCCGGTACTGGTCGTAAGCTGCAAAGTACGGATCGGGTTGGCTCGTCGCCCAGGCTTTGAACTGTTCGCCTTGCTTCTCGATCCACTCGTTGAGCTTCTTCCACTTGTCCGGCCCAAGGTGCTTCTCAGCCGTCATCTCTGACAGCCGAAGCTGCTGCTGCGACACCTGTTCAAACACAGGCGCGAACTGCTGCTTGGCGATGGACTCGGCCCGCTTCTGGACTTGCCGCTCTACCCATTGATTGTACGCATTGGGGTCGCGGAACATATCCGGCGCGGGGTCTTTGTCCTGCTCGATCGCCAGCTTGCGTTGCTGATCCTCGATCCAGGTCCGGTAGCGCTTCGCCTCGTCCTCGGACTGCTTGCGGCGGTCCCGTTCGTCCAGCACTTCGCGGAGCGGCACGTAGCCTTCCGGGATCGCTGGCTTCTCAGGCTTGCGCTGACGCGGTTCGGGGCGGGGCTCGTCAACGATCGCCCTTGCAGGCGGCTCGCTGATGCGCGGCTTATCGACAATCTCACTGAGCGGCGTGTGTACGGGCTCAGCCGGCGCTAATGCGCCGTCCTTCTCTTCCTCTGCCAATTCTTAGCTCCTCTTCACCTGTGCGCCGGTGATGCCGCGATGCCCGAAGGCCGTCCGTATCGTGGACGTTACGAAAAGCGCCTCAGACCGTGAGACGATGCGGGCGCGTGATGTCGCTCACGCGCGGGCGAAACTATGCAGCGAGCAAGAGGAAGATATCCTCCTCGTCCTCGATCTCTCGCTTGGCCTCTTCCAACGCCGCCAGCAGCCGCTCAGCGGCTTCGGCTTGGGCGTAGATCGCGGCCCAATCAATCTGGATGGGCGGCGGCAGCGGCTCTGGCTGCGGCTCTGGCGTCGGGCGCTGAAGCGCTGGCCTAAACGGCTCAAGGATCGCCTCGATGCGCTCCTCAAGCACAGGCGAGACATCCTCGCTGCGGACTTCCTCGTAAAGCTCACGCAGCCGGTTCTCGCGGTTCTTGCGAACCGTGCGCCAATACCGCGCGCCGTGGCCCTCAAACTCCTGCGCCGCCGGCTGCTCCAGCGTCCCGGCAAAGCTTGCCGCCCCCGCAAAGCTACCGGACAGCGTGCCAATGATGACGCCGCCCGCTTCCGGCTGGAAATAGAGCCCAAAGTAATCATCGGGCCAAAAGCCCGAGCCGAAGTGCGAGGCGCTCATTGCAGATCGTACGTTATCGCTGTGCGGTTCCCGTTCGAGTCCACCGTAGCAATGATGCGGTCTGCATCATCCGCCACAGCGTTCCTAAACGTGATCGTCGTCGTGCCGCCGCCCGACACCTCACCGCCGACCGCCGCCGTAATCAAGCGCAACGCCTGGCGAAGTGTAAGGCCCGTTTCAATGTCTTCCTCATCCAGCAAGTAGCCAGAGAAGCCCGCCGCCTCCAGCGTGATGGCTGGCGCAAACGAGCCTGACAGCGAGCCCGTCGCGTAGCGCGTCGCGCTGAAGCTGGCTGAGCCAACGAACGCGCCGGTGACAAAGCCCTTGGCGATCACCGCGCCGCTAAAGCTTGCCGTGCCGGCAAACGAACCGGACGCGGCCAAAGCAGCGACGATATTGCCCTCAAACGCCGCGACACCAGCAAACGAGCCCGAGCCACTAACGACCAACTGCCCGGTCGCGGTGAACGCAGCCACGCCCCCGAACTCGCCCGCAATGTTGCGGCCTGCTGCGACGTTGCCTGTAAACGCCGCTACACCGTTTGAGGCGTTGTGCGACGAAATCCGCGCCGACTGGATCGGCATGACGTATGCCGTCCCGCCGTAGCCGTCCGGTATGGCCGCGATCTCGTTTGCAGCCGATGCGCCCCCTTGCAGAGCGAAATTACGCCGCGCGCCCGTTCCGCCCCAGTTGCCCGGAAGCTGCGGCGAGAACTGCCCGATACCCGAGGCTACAGACGTGGAGTTGCCGCCGAAGAAGCGACCCGGCGACTTAGAGGCGAGCGAGTAGTTGCCGAGAAGCGCCATGCATCACGACCAGCCGAAATCAAGGTGGCCATAGAACGCGCTGTTGTTCGGGATAGCCGCGCCCGCGTAGCAGAGCCAGCCCAAGCACGCGCCATCAAACACGCGCGGCATGGACGGAAGCTGGTTCACC